GTATTTACACGATAGTGTAATGGATAATTTCAGTTTATTAGCACACCCAGCAATTAAAAAGAATGGGGAAAGACCAGATGTAATGGAAGAAATGGTAGCTAAAAGTAATTTAAATCTATTTTTACTTAATATTGAAATGACAGGTAATGAATTTATGAGTGAAGGTATTGATGATTCTGACGAACCAATAGAAGCAGAAGAAGTAGAAGTATAATATAAGGATAACATATGAATAAAGAAACAAACCCAGAAGTAACACCTTTAGATGAAGATTCTTTATGGGAAAAATCTGATGAAGAATTAGAAGCAATGGCAAGAGAAGCTAAGCAATCTGTACCTAAAGAAGATGATTTAGATCCAGATGATTTAGCTGAATTAGAAAGTATTAAAAATGAATTAGAACAACCTGAAGATGGACAGGATTCTAATACAGAAACAAATACTAAACTGAATGAAGAAAATGTAGATGAAAATACTAAGGACTCTAAAGAAGAGCAACCTAAAGAAGATAAATCTACAAATAAAAATACTCAGTTTGAACTTAAACCTTTGAAAGCTGCAGGTAAAGAGATTCCAATCGAAGACATCGAAGAACTCTATCAATTAGCAAGTAAAGGTGTAGATTATACAAGAAAAATGCAACAAATCAGTCCTTTTAGAGGTGCTGTAGAATTGATGCAACAACAGAATTTAAGTGTAGAAGATTTAAATTTATTAGTTGATATTAAACAGGGAAATAAAGATGCTGTTAAAAAACTAATTAAAGATGTAAATTTAGATGTATATGAAGAGTTTGATCCAGATGATGAGATTCAATACACTCCTAAAAATTATGCACCTAATGAAATTGAAGTACAGCTTAAAGAAGTTGAAGATAGAATATCTCAAGATGCAGAGTATCCTACAACAGTTAAAGTAATTGAATCTGTACTGGATCCAAAAAGTAAAGAGATGTTAATGAAAAACCCTAATTTAATTGAAGGATTACATCAAGATATTAAATCAGGTATTTTCTTTGAAGTTGAACCATTAGTTACTAAACAAATGTTATTAGGTAATACTACTGGTTCATATATTGAAACGTATGCTCAATTAGCAGGTAAGGTAATTGAACAAAAAAGACAAGAAGCAATGCATATGGCTCAAAATAATCAACAACAAAAACAAGTACAGCAAATGCAAATGCAAGAGACTAAACAAAGAGCAAGTATAAATAAAGCTGTTAAACCACAAAGAAGTTATGCAGATTATCATATAAATTATGCTGATATGTCTGATGAAGAGTTTGATAGACTTTATAATGAAATTATGAATAGATAAAGGATAAAAAATGGCTGATATTATTGTAAATGCTTATAATCAAGGAACTAATAGTTCTCAAGGAGCAAACACTATTACACATTTTTATGACAGGGCTGGTATTAGAGCAGCTACTACTAAAAATGTATATCAAATGCTGGCAGATAAAAAATCTATGCCAACTAAGTATGGTAAAAATTATAAAATCTCTAAATGGTTATGGGGATTAGATAGACAAGTAGTTGATGACGAAGGTAAATTCGTGGGGGATCCAAACGGTCTATATAGTGGTAGAGATGTAGCTGACGTAACTAACGGACTTCCAGGATTAGAAGAAGGGTCTGGAGCAGTAAATAGCTTTAGTGTTAAAAAAGTAACTATGTCAACTAAGTTAGAAAGATATGGTGAAATGATCGAATATACTGATGAAGTAGAAATGTTTTCAGAAGATTCTGTACAAATTAGATATAGAGAAGAACTTGGAGACAGAGCAAGAAGAAGATATGAAGATTTAGTTCAATTAGATATGTTAGGTGGAAACTTCGTTAAATATGGTGGGGATGCTACACAAAGAAGTGATTTAGGTGGAGATGATGATTCTACTTCAGATAGATATACTATTGATGAAACTTTAATTAGAAAATCTGTAAAAGATTTAGTTAAATATAGAGCTAAAAAACATACTAAGATGGTTACTGGTTCAACTAAAATTGATACTAAAACTGTAAATAGTGCTTACTATGCAATCGTAGGTCCAGAGATTAAGTATGATTTAGAAGGATTAGATAAATTTATTCCTGTATATAGATATGCAAATGCTACAAATATTGCAGATGGAGAATTTGGTCTATTATACGATATGAGATTTATTGAATCTGAAAGTGCTATGGTATATAGACATCAAGGTCATAAAGTAGGAGATGGATCAGCACCATCAGTTATTTGTTATTCGAGTGAAAATCCAGGAGATGATGATAACTACTACTACGATGTATTCCCAGCACTTATCGTAACTGAAGGAGCATTTGCAACAGTAGGATTAAAAGGTTATGGGAAAGTTAAATTTAATGTTATATCTCCAAGCAATAAAGAGCTTAATAACCCATATGGTACTAAAGGTCTATTTAGTTATAACTTCTGGTATGCAGGAATCATTCTTGAAGCAGAAAAATTACTTAGATTAGAAGTAACTTGTAAATTAGTTTAATAACTAATTTTACTGGTTCTCTTTGAACCAGAATATATAAAATATTCCAAAGGATAAAACATGAGAGATATTAAAGATGTAAAAGAAGAAGCAGATATTTT